CAAAAGATGTTTGTAGTTCAGCACGTAGAGCATGAATCAATTTTTTATCAAATGGGATCTTTACAGACATACGATCTTAGATGTGAACTATATGAGTACAGTGGAGAACGGTTCAATACTGGATTTCCGTATCTTGACGATAAGTTTGAATCTGACAATCTGTTCATTGATAGTGATGGCACCACGTTCAACGTAGAAGTTCGAGGTAGCGTCTATCACATGGTATCTACTGACGATAGAGGCGATTTAGTTGAAACTCCTAAGCTTGAAGCGAGAGTAGACGAAAAGATTATATTTGATCAGTCACACTCATCTAACACAAACTGGCCTCTAAGAATATACACAACACCGTCACCTAATACTGGTTCAGAGATAACAGCTGGAGTTACTGTTACTGGTACTCCTGGCGTTGACGGCAAACTGACTTGGACACCCAACGCAACGGGCACTTATCATTATATCAACCCGACCACTATAGGAATGGGCGATACTATAGCGGTAGAAGCTTCTAAGCTACAGAGTGTTGAATTATATGACACGATTGCAGATAATACGACAATAGAGACGTTGAGCGATAATATATTAGATTTCAGTCAGAGTAACCCATTTGGGGAGGATAACTTCTAATGTTTGGTCAACACTTTTATAACGAATCTACTAGAAGATATGTCGCAGTGTTTGGCACACTATTTAACGACATTCAGATAGGCAGAAGCAACAACGCTGGTACAGAAATTCAGAGAATGACTGTGCCTATCAACTATGCTCCTATGCAAAAACTTCTTGCGAGACTTGAAGGTGATCCTAATCTGAACAAGCCAGCGATTACTTTACCTCGTATGTCCTTCGAAATTATGGGCATGAACTATAATCCTTCACGCAAAGTTGGCTCATTAGTAAGACAAACAAAATCTATAACAAGTAATGACAACGAAGTACTGAATCTATATAGTCCTGCGCCCTATGATATTGACTTTCAATTGAACATTATGACGAAGTATACGGAAGATGGTACTAAAATACTTGAGCAAATCTTACCATTCTTTAAGCCAGATGTAACTGTTAGTGTTAAGATGATCGATTCAATGGACTTTTATGTAGATATTCCTGTTGTATTACAGAGTGTGACTACAGAAGACAGCTATGAAGGAGACTTTGAAAGCCGGAGAGTGCTAATATGGACGTTAAACTTTCAAATGAAGGCATTCTTCTTTGGACCAGTCACAAATAAGAAGATGATTAAGTTCGTTGACAATAACATATATACTAGTACAACTGCAACTGTAGCAGAAGAACAAGTGAACGTGCAACCAGGATTGACCAGTGGTGGTCAGCCTACTACGAAGATTGCGGACACTGTACCATATTCAGATATTAACATTGATGACGATTGGGCAGGTATCGTACAAATATTGGATGCTTAACATGATAAAAGATGAAATTAGTAATAGCTTGGGTCTTGAACCCATAGAAAATTTGAGTGAAGGTGATTTAGTAGTTCCTAAGAAGAATGAAATTGCTGAACTAAGACCTGTCAACGATAAAGTTGAGAAGGACTATGACTACGCACGAACAAATTTCTATAACATCATTGAAACAGGCACAGAAGCACTAGAGCAAATGCTAGATGTTGCGAAGGCATCAGAGCATCCACGTGCTTATGAGGTAGTGTCCACTATTATGAAGACACTCGTAGATGCGAACAAAGATTTAGTAACAATGTCTACTAAGAAGCAAGAGAGCGAAGAAGAGAAGAATCCGACTGAGAAAACAGTGAGTAATAATAATCTTTTTGTGGGATCTACTGCTGAACTCCAACAACTCTTAAAGGACATGAGAAGCAGTGAGTAGCATTCAAGCAAAAGGTTACAACGGTAACGTTAATCTAAAGCGTAAGGGAACAGATGTAGAATTCTCCCAAGAGATGATATCTGAATTTCTGAAATGTGCTAAGGATCCTATATACTTCTCAGAGAAATATATTCAAATCGTACACGTTGATCATGGTCTTATACCAATCAAAATGTATGACTACCAAAAAGAGATATGCACAGCAATCACTGAAAACAGACGGGTTACAGTTAACACCTCTCGACAGGCTGGTAAGACCACTACAGCCGTTGCAGTAATCTTGCACTATATCATCTTTAACGACTTTAAAACTGTCGCATTACTTGCAAACAAAGGTGATGCGGCACGTGAAATCTTAGATAGAATCAAAATTGCATACGAAGCACTCCCAGCTTGGCTACAACAGGGCGTTATCGAATGGAACAAAGGTTCTGTTGAGTTTGAAAATGGATGTAAGATCATTGCTGGTTCTACATCATCTAGTGCTATTCGTGGTAAATCTATATCATTCTTGTATATCGATGAGACTGCATTCGTAGAGAACTGGGATGAGTTCTTTGCTTCTGTTTTTCCAACGATTTCGTCTGGTAATACCACCAAAATTCTTTTCACTTCTACACCTAACGGACTGAATCACTTCTATAAGACTTGTGTTGGCGCACAAGAAGATAAGAATGGTTACATTTATGTTGAAGTACCTTGGAACAAAGTTCCTGGTCGTGATGATAAGTGGAAAAAAGAAACTCTTGCGGCTATGGACTTTGATCAACAAAAGTTCTCGCAAGAATTTGAATGTGCTTTCTTAGGTTCTTCTGGAACATTGATTGAAGGCTCAAAGCTTAAAACTATGGTTGATTTGACACCTGTTGCTCAGACTCAAACAGTAAAAGTCTACGAACAGCCTCAACAAGGACACGTGTACTGTTGTATTGTAGACGTATCGAGAGGTAAGGGTCTAGACTATTCTGCATTCCAGATCATTGATGTCACTCAAATGCCTTACAAACAAGTATGCGTTTATAGAGACAATAATATCACGCCTATCGACTACGCTGAAATCATATATAGAAGTATAGAGAGATATAACGAAGCTTATACTCTGATAGAGGTAAATGACATTGGCGAACAAGTATCAGAAGTACTGCATTATGAGTTTGAAGTTGAAACGCTAATGTATACTGAATCAGCAGGAAGAGCAGGTAAAAGATTGTCTACTGGGTTTTCTAAGAACGCTGATAAAGGAATCAGAACTACCAAAAATGTGAAGGCTATAGGCTGTAATATGCTTAAAATGTTGATTGAGCAAGATCAGTTAATAATAAATGACTTCCAAACAATAAATGAACTTTCAACATTCTCCAGACGTGGTAATTCTTATGAAGCGGAATCTGGAGCCCACGATGATTTAGTTATGTGTCTAGTGTTATTCGGATGGATGACCGATCAAGCGTTTTTCAAAGAAGTCACAGACATAAATACTATCGATAAACTCAGATCAAGGAACGAAGAAGAACTTATGGAAAGCCTTCTACCAATTGGTTTCAACACTTATGACGAGGATATCCTTGAAGAGGAACAGTTAGGATCAGCACGATGGTTAAACTACTAAATTGCTGTTTTTATAAATATAGAAATAAAAGAAGTTTATAACTTACAAAATAAACAAGGAGAAATGAGAAATGGCTTTTCAAACAAGTCCAGGCGTTAATATCAGCGAAATCGACTTAACTAATGTCGTCCCCGCTGTAGCAACAACTGAAGGCGCTATCGCAGGTGTTTTCCGTTGGGGTCCAGAAGATCAACGTATCCTAGTAACATCAGAGCAAGACTTAGCTAATCGCTTTGGCAAGCCTGCTTCTTACTACACAGACGGTAATCTAACTACACTGTGGTCAAACCATGAAACTTGGTTTTCTGCCGCAAACTTTTTATCGTATAGTGATGCACTGTACGTAACACGTGTAACAGATTCAACAGCAGTTGCTGCCTCTGGTACAAACTTTAGTGCAAAGTATAAAGGTTCACTAGGCAATTCTATTGAAGTATCACATTGTGTTGGTAGTTCTAATATGGAGCCAACTGTCAGAACACAAGCATTATCTATTACAGCATACGGCACAACAGGCATCATTAACACGATGGTTCTTGCTACTGACGCAGATTACTTGAGCATAGGCGATGTAATCGTCCTATCAGACGGTCAAGAGTTGGTAGTCACAGCAATTGATAACGCAGTAGCGGATGCTGTCGATAACACTAAGTTCCAAAGAACTATTACTTTTGGATCTCGCTACAATCCTTCTACCGGTGCTGACTATGCTTCAACATTCTCAACGCAGTGGGGAGACGCATCACTATTTGATCAAGCTCCAACATCTGCAACAAGAATGCACGTAGTTGTAAGAGATACAGACGGAAAGATTTCAGGTACTAAAGGAGCTATCTTAGAGAGATATGAAGATATTGATACCAGCTCAACTGCAATTGCCGCTGATGGTTCAACTAACTTCTCTGTAGACGTATTCGAAAATCGATCTGATTGGATTAAATGTACTGCACCTCAAGCAGTGCTACAGGCAGCCTTAACCTACGGCAAAGCAATTCTTACTTCAGGCGCTGACGGTCTTGACGAAGTTGGCATCACTGTAGGTGACGTTATCAGTGGATACAACTTGTATACTGATCCAGCAGACGTTGACGTTTCACTTATCATTCAAGGTAAAGCTAAGGGAACAACTCTTGCTAACCACATTATTAACAATGTATGTGAAACTCGTAAAGACTGTATCGCATGTATCTCACCAGAATTGACTGATCTTACCGTAGCTAATATGGTTGATTTCGCAAACGGTCTAACAGCATCTACTTTTGCAGTCATTGACAGCGGATATAAATATCAGTATGACAAGTACTCAGATGTATATCGTTGGATTCCTCTGAATGCTGATATTGCTGGTCTTTGTGCTAGAACAGATGACGTAAGAGATCCTTGGTTCTCACCTGCTGGTTACAGTAGAGGAAATATTAAAAACGTTGTTAAGTTGCAGTTGAACCCAGCTAAAGCTGAAAGAGATTTACTTTACAAGAGTAAGATCAATCCAGTTATTACGCAACCAGGTCAAGGCACTATATTGTTTGGAGACAAGACTTTTGCTCCAACAGCTTCAGCATTTGATAGAATCAACGTGCGTAGATTGTTCATCGTTCTTGAAAAAGCAATCGGTGTAGCCGCTAAGTCTACATTGTTCGAATTCAACGATGACTTTACGAGAGCCCAGTTTAAGAACCTAGTTGAGCCTTTCTTACGAGACGTTCAAGGTAGACGTGGTATCTATGACTTCAGAGTTGTTT